CTAAATATGGATATAAAAATAGAATATTGCAAAGTTCAATAAATATATAGATTCATATAGAAATATATTATCATCTATATTTATTATAAGTAATAGTAATAATAGCATTTGTATATTTAATAGTATATGTAATACATAGCATTCTTGATAACATTCTCTATTACTATGTCTTATCATAAATAATAGTATTGATATTAAAGCTATTGAAGCAAAAATATAATGTAATATTAGGGATTGATAAAAAGTGCAACTATATATTTACTGTTATTTGAGAGAAGAGCAAAAATAAAAAATATATAATATATATCCTAATCTACTGAAATGTTATCCGTCGTCTGTCATATCTCTAAGGTAGGAAGGGGGCTACTGTGACTGTCTTCCTCTTCATATTATTTTCAGCTCCCACAAGAGTTTTGGAACAATTAACATCGCTTACAGAGGAATCCTTTGAAATCCTAAAGCGGACAGGGATGACATACCTCTTCGTATTTTTAGCATATTTAAAAGTACTCGCGACAGATGAAGTAGAAGCACTATTGCCATATCCGACTCTTCCAGCTACGCTACCCTCCCCAATAGTACGAGTAACGCCGGTGCTACCGCGCGACACTCCGCCTCCACTACGAGTAGCACCTCCTCCACTACGAGTAGCACCTCCGCGCATAATTTCTTTTTCTTGTACGATTTCTTTTTCTTTACAGAGAACCATAAATGTAAGATACACCATGCCAGTATTTTCCGAGGTTTTTTCAATACCGAGCTCTTTATCATCTTCGGCAAGCTCTTCGTCCATCGCCTTACTCCTTGAAGTCGTCCATTGATATTTCGCCTTTCCATTTTGATAAAATACACTGCTATTTGGGTTCCAATTTTCTTCAACAGGAATAGACCACATTACACCATCCCTATCAATATTGAATGGAGTAATATGACTTTGCACAAGATAGTCGGGTTCTTCAAAATCAACTGCGAAACCGAGCGCATAATCATAATTATCATTATTTCTTGAATAAATGTCTAGATTTTCAATTTTAATTACAAACGGTCCTTCTTCGGCAATTACATAATAGCTTTCAGCATCGCCGGTCTCAAGAGTTTCAATCTCGTAACTCTTATTAAATTTCTTGAGGTCTGATTCGTTTTTATAAAGCGCACTATCATTTCCCTTACCGAATAAAACCTTGAAGCCGACATTAAGCTTATCAGCTGTATAATCAGTATCATAGGCATTGTAAGATAGATTGATAGAGTCGCTAACCCTGACAATAGGAGCGGTAGCGTCGGTAGTAGCTGAAGAAGAGTTCTTGGACATTCTAAATGTATAATTTATACTTTAAAATATACACGATCAATTTTTATAAATATATTGCAAAAATGATACATATTTATCTTTTGGGTGGGGGAACCCGCCCCCAGCGCGGGCTATAATGGGGGAACCCGCCCCCAGCGCGGTTTTATCAAGAGGCTATTGAGCTATATATAATACCATTATGATGTATTAAAAGACACTGGATTTTTTGAAAAATTGAAAATTAAAATTTGAGTAGCGGAGCGTATCTTTCTGTTTTTTCAAAAATTTCAAAAGTTTTTTTAGAAATTACAAAATAAATCAAGAGATGTACTCAAAATTAAAATGAAAAAATAATAATATTCTTGTGTCTCAATAACTGCTCTGTTAATCTAGGTATATTTTTATAAGTATTGGGAGAGGGACGGAGGGGGGAGGGGCTTTAATAGGATACTGAAATAATTTTTGTATTTGTATAAGAATAAGAATAAAGGAGGGAAGATGGAGGAGTGGGTATATTTGTCTATTTTGAGGAGTACAATAATTGTCGGGTTCATACTTTTTATAAGGTATGATGATTCCCCTAAGTATATATTTCCAATTATGATAAATATAATAGTAGGCTTTATAAGTTTGATATATTTCCTATATTTTTATAGTAATGACAAAAATATCACAAATATAATAACTAAGCCAAAATATTACATATATTCTATAATATTATTCGTCGTATCACTAATAGGCTTCTATATTATCAAGATATCTCCCAACCCTGCATATTATAGAACTTTTGCTGTTTATGAAATTATACTGCTATTGCTTGTTACGCTGTATTATAATAAATACTTTAATATAAATTATCAGGGTATATTAGGTATCATTTTCGGCTGTATATCAATACTCCTTATTACAGTTGACAATATAATATAAATTACGATAGCCCATCAATAGCCCGCGTTGGGGACGGGTCTCCCCCATAGGACGGTCTCCCCCATCCCCCATCATATAAAACCGCGTTGGGGGCGGTCTCCCCCATCCCCATTATGATATAAAAATATAAATATATTATTACTAAATGACAGAGACATCGGAGACATCAGATAAGGCATATAAATATAAAATAATTTTAACAAAGCCAGACAACGTCATAGCATCTGATATATATAGTAAGATTAAATATATTACATCACACGACAGACTTGTTCTCATTCTCAATACTGAGAAATATATCTATAATCATATTCAATTACCATTCTATGAAAAGAAAGATATTGAAGAGATTATATATCACTATGGGATACAGAATGCCATACAGCATTATATATTAAATAAAAAATATTATAATGTTATTAGGGAAATTGTAGATAACGACGAGTCAAAAATATATATTGGTATTGCCTTTTATATCCTAAGAGAATGCTTTGAATACAGAATAATAAATGCCGAACAATAGAGAAGCCCTATACTATAACTTACTCCCGGGTCTTCTTGGCTGGCGATTACTGTTTCCATTTCTTTCCGCAAATAAGACATTCCATAAATAGCGTTGATGCTTCATCGCCCGAACGCGTCTGGAGTTCATAATAGCTTACCTTCTTACTCTTACATCTCATACAAGTTATCATATCAGACATGGCAACAATATTGAACTCATAGGCTGCTTTAAGACGCAAATTATTTTTATCAATAATATCTTTCCATCTTTCAGGAAATATATTATGACATTGCATATATGGGAGCATATGCGGAACAAACTCTTTGTTATCAACCATTCTCTTGTATAAATCTTTATTCCCGATATAACTGTTAGATTTAAGATTGGAATAGATGCTTCGTGAGATATTAATATATGTATCTAAGAACAGGGAGCATTTCCAAGACAATTGTATTTTATTAGTATTCGCATAATCAATCGTGCAATTAAAGATGCCTATTTCTAAATCGGTAGCTTCTAACAAGGAAATATACAGATTGTTAATAAGCATATTACGAAAATCATCGCGAACCTTGTTTTTATTATACTGATTATTAGAAACCTCTGGAATATTATTTGGAGCATTATATTTATCTATTTGGTCGCTCAATTTATAGATTTTAAAATCATTATTCATAATAAATGTTTTAATATATAGATATATAGAATAATCAATTTTTTATATATAAATCTAAAAAATGATATATATATTATATTCAATTACCTTTCACATACAATATGTCGCTACCGGTCTCTTCTAAATCTGGAACACTAGATATTAATAAATATATTACAGGATTTCCTAGTGTTGTAGGAGACGGTAGCCAAGAAGATATTAATTTAATTGAAATCTATTTCATTAATCGTGATATTCGGGGACTGCAGGAGAATATTATGGATGTATCTGTAAAAAATAGCTTGGAAACATTTATAGATAACTATTATAAGAAAAGTAGAGTTGAAAAGTATAAATCATATACACACAAAGAGAGAATATATACATATGAGCTATCTAATGACAACCAATATGTATCAAGTAAAATTAAGAAACATATGGATATTATAGATAATATACTCGTAATCTGTTCCAAGAATAATAAACAACCTAATTATACTTTCCCTTGTACTAATGAAATAGACAGCATATCTGAATATATCATTAAGGAATACAAGATATCAAATAGGATATCTTTAATTCTGCGCTGCGATAGCGGAGGGGACAGCGGTAGCGAAGAGATTAATACGCTTTATATTGAATATAGACATTCAAATAATGTTGATATTGATAAGATAAATGAGACGATTAACAAGATAATTAGAAAAATATTATATCAGCTATCTCAACCATGAAAAACAAAAATTGATATACGCATTATGACATATATATATAACAAATTGCGCGAGTATTCCTATATAATATGAATTCTTCTAATGATATTGTGAAAACAGATTATTCGTTTGTAGATTTTGCTAATATTATGATTGGTAATAACACTATTACAGAAGACACTTGCAAAATCTATAATATTAAGGAATTGTATGACGGATATATCAAACATCTTATGGTTAGAAAATATAAGAGCGAGGATATCCGGCGATATCGTATGGAAGCCGTAGTAGATTATTATCTGGATTTTTATGGAAGTAATAAGAATTATGATAGGAGCAATTTGGTTACGCAATATAAAAATAGTATCACCGACGGTTTTGATAAGAAATTGAATCCGCCTAAATGTTATCTAACTATTGCGAGGAGAGAAGATATTGCGAATGAACTTAAAGAAAAGATGGAATATGAAAGCTGTGATATCAATACGCATTACAAGATGATTAATATGAAATACGAATATTACGGAGAGCTTAATAATTCAGAAAAGCAAAAGCAGTCTGCAATTGAGAATGACGAATATTATGATGAATATAACGATTATTATAATGACGATGAACTCAATTCAAGCATCTGTAATAGCGATGATTATGACGACTATTATTGTGAATGTATTAGCGAAGATGATAGCGAATATTACTCTGACGATTACTAATACTTACCTTTTAGGACAAGCGAGACAAGGCGCCACACTAACAACGAAAAACAAAATAAATTACCTTTTTTATTTTTGTATTATCCAGATATCTTGTAAAAATTGATATAAATAGAATAATTTTATCATAATCATATATATGACAATATCAAAGAATTATATTGGAGCTCATATTAAGCGCGATGACAGCGGGGGGATAATAGAGACTATGAATAATATAAAGAATAATTGCGGGAATGCTCTTCAAATATTTGTTTCTAATCCGCGAAGCATCACTATTACAAATATAGACAGTTATGTTAAAAAATCTCAAGATATACGAAAATATCTCGCAGAAAATGATTTCAAACTTGTTATACACGCCCCTTATACTATAAATATTGCAAAAGATTCTATGGAGGGAAAACGAGTAATGCCTTTGGAAGAATGTATATGGATTAAACTCCTCATTAATCAGCTTACGCTCGCAGATATGATGAACGCCGAAGGTGTCGTATTACACGTAGGAAAGCACGTCTCGTTATCCTATGAAAAAGGATTGAATAATATGAAAATGGGAATAGAATATATATTGAAAATTATGGAAAATAAAAAAATGAATACTAAATTAATAATTGAAACGCCTGCAGGGCAAGGTACAGAACTGTTAAAAGATTTGAATGACTTCGTCGCATTCTTTAACGGTTTTTCAAAAGAACAAAAGAAACACCTTGGAATCTGCTTTGACACCGCTCACACTTGGGCTCTCGGATACAGTTTAGCAGAGGCATATAACATCTTATTTAAAAAAAATAGTAAGGATATTACAGTAATTCATCTAAATAATAGCCTTGTTAAAAAAGGAGAAATGAAGGACAGACACTCTGTCATCTTAGATGGCAAAATATCCGTAGCAGAAATGAATGATTTTATAGCCTCTTTGTCTGCAACACATATCCCAACAATTATCTTAGAAACACCAACGGATAATTACAAAATGGAAATAAACCATATTCGCAATTTACTAGACTAAGGCAATGCGTAGCTACGCATTGCTATATGAAGGCGAATGCTATAATTATCAAGAATGTTTTTTAGCACTATCTAATACTTTTTTCATCTCGTTATCAAAATCATCACAGGTAGCGCGAATATTAGCCCATTTACTTTCTTCCTCGCTAATATTGTTTACATTTTTTTCAGGTATTTTCCACAATTCAATCAGAGTATCTAATACATTATTATCATTCCTAATAAATATTGTTTCAACCTCTTCATATGTTAATCCATCAGGTGCTTGTTTAAATACTTCATCCATATTATAATATATATATATATATTATATCCTTTTATCATTTTATATTTGTTTATATTTTTCTATTTTGCAGATATTGTATATATGCTCTGATATCTCATAAGCTATTTTTTCATATGGATGTTCCATAGAATAATTTTCTATAATTATATCATTAATATTTTTAGGCTTATCGCTACTATATAAACATATCATTAATTCGCCAGTATGTATGTTCTTATATATCTTATTATCGACATCAGGATTTGAACGAACATATTTAAGTTTATCTTGAGATATATCTGGACTTGCAGGACTCGCTGATATCTCAACATATCCCATATTATATATTATAGTTTTGAACGAAGCTTCATTATAGCGTTGATATATATGAATTTTTTCGTGTATGAGTAGCTTTATTATTTCATCTTCTGAATAATTTAGAAAATCCTGAGATAGAAATATTATGTGCTTTCTTGTATGTGGCAAGCCATCTTCATATTTTCTACCATTATCATTTCTGGTAATGGCTAATACCCATTTAATATCGGCTATATCTTTGTAATTAAGATATTTTGAATAATATAGATTGCTTTCAGAGCTAATAGTATTTATATTAATATTTCTCAATAATTCATCGGCTTTTTTCGTACATTTATCAAGTATTAATTTATCGCCTTTATTAAAATGCGTCGCTTCGCCTTTAATAATATTAATATATTCTTCTTTAGAAGATACTTTGCGAGCATATAAATCTAAAGCTGATAAATTGGCTACATATCTATCTTCGTCGCTTTCAAGAAATCGCACGGTTTCTTCATAGCTCATATAATTTAAATGCTTATCATTCTTAAAAGGAACAGAAGTATATACAGTGTATATATAATATATTGTTAGTATTGCAAGGGTTATAATCAATAATGATAAAATATAGTAATATATCATATTTATTATAAGCTAACATTTTATCATTTGCCTTTTTTTTTATAACATACTCCTTTATTCGGGTCTTGCGATTTAATTACATTACTTTCCTTAACATTAATATCTTTAGAATTGTTATATTTAGCCACTCTATCGCAATAATAATTTCTATTTTTTGAAGCATTTAATATAATAGTATCCTTAAATTTTTCCTTATAAGTTTTGCGATATTCTATCTCATTGTTTTTTACACTATATACATAGAGCTCGTCAATTGACTTATTATTACAATCGGCTGCGATTATTTTGTTATAAGATACAACAATGCCGCTCTTTTCAACAAGTATTTTACAGTATCCGTATGAGTTTATAGAATAATAGGTTATGTTATATCCAGATATGTCAACCACTTTTTTTTCGTTTAAATCCTTAATTATATCTGGGTCAGCACCACCAGTTCCTGAAGTTATCTGGATTACGCATTTATCATCTCCATTTTTAATACTCATTATATTGAAATTATGACAATCGGCGCATAAATAAATACACTTATGTTCAGCCAATATCTCATATAGCGAATCTATTAATATGGGAGATTTGTCTTCTCCTAAAGTTCCCTTTTTAAGCTTAGTTATATCCTCGCCCTTTCCCTTAGACTCCTTCTCTTTTTTTGATGGCTTTATTGACTCACTGGCTTCTTCTATATCCAGTTCAATGGATTCCTCGGGTTCAATGGGCGCCTTGGGTTCCTTAGGTTCCTTAGGTACTTTCTCTTTTTTGTGTTTATCTAAAAATAATGGCATATGTCCCATTACAAATATACGCTTATTTTGGTTCCCGTCTTTAATCTTTGTTTCCGCTATTTTTTCTCCAACAGTTTTTAAATAATCGTATGAAGACATATTGGTATTTATTATAATAACTATATACGACGAAGAAGCATCTTCATATACTCCAATATTTTTATCAGAATATAACTTTATACCATTTTTGGAGTCATCAGTCTCCTCTCCTAACTCCTCTCCTAACTCCTTTACTAACTCTTCAATAGAAGGAATACTTTCTAATAAACCTTTAATCATTGTATTTGCATAATCACCCTCAGTTCCCTGTAATGAAGCATCTACTTCTTGGGAAGACTTCCTAACTTTTTCTAAACTCTTTGTTTTGACATCTATATATTTTTTGAGCTTGTTAATATAATATTTCTGTGTCTTAATCATACAATAAGGATATTCTTGATTACTACTGACTTCGTCGTGATTACCTACACAAATATAAATATCCTTATTCATCGTATATAGTATGTGATATCCTGATACCAATGTATCAACTAAATAATATTTATAAGAATCCCTTTTTTTTTTTCATCATTAGATTCTGTAGCCTCGGTAGCGTCTTTAGATTTTTCATAATTGATTAATGTATTATACCAGTTATCTCCCGCTATAAACATCTTTTTAGTAGAAGGTTCAAACTCTTTGATACAATTTAATACGACATCTCTATATATAGCCTCTTTCTCACAGTTTATATTATTCCAGCAACCAAAAAATATGAATGAATTATTCATAATTCTAAAACTTATTTTAACCCGATACTATTTAATAAGAGTATTAAAAAATAAAATGCTAGAGGGATAGGGGACTGAGAGACGGCATTATAAATAAATTGAATTGTGCTTTGCAGATATGGATGTGTTATTGCTATATTTTTTACAATATGTATCATAAAATGTATGTGAGACTGTGTAAGGAATGCTTATTTTTATAAGATCTGTAGGGACATATATCATCATATTAATCCACGATACGATGTTATTAATAGCCCTTTTTAAATTGCGGACACCATCTTCTTTTTCAATATTATTAATAATATGTCTCAATAGCTCGTTACTAAATATAATATCGCCTTTGTTAAAATTGTACTGTTTCAATATTTCGGGAATTATATAGCCCGATGCTAATACAATCTTCTCGTCATTATCATATCCGCTGACATTAATAACAATCATCCTGTCTCGCAAAATTGGATTTATCAAAGAATCATCATTGTATGTAAAGATAATCATAGAACGCGATATATCAAAATCAATCTCTTCAAAATATCTGTCGTTGAATTTGTCATTCTGTACAGGGTCTGTTATATGTATCAGGGTATTGATGATTTCTTGACCCTTGTATGTATTAGATACTTTGTCCAACTCGTCAAATAAAAAAAGCGGATTCATTATTCCAGTTTTCATAAGAGATTCACAGATTTTTCCATAAGTGGAACCTTCGTATGTATATGAATGTCCCTTGAGAAACGAGGAATCGTCTGTGCCACTCAGCGATATAAAGGCATTCGGATAATTCAGGGCATTGCAAATACCTTCTTTAATTAGCTTCGTTTTCCCCACGCCGGCGCTACCTTGAATACCTATGATATATCCATTAGCTTTGGGAAATGATATTAATTGCGCTAAAACCCTGACAATCTGTTCTTTGGCATCTTTGTGTCCGAAGATAGTCTCGTCCATACGCGCTCTAATATTATTTAAAAAATTACAGATTTTCTCATTACCGTCGGCAATTTTAATAGGGATTTCATAAAACTTATTAAAAGGGATATTATTCAAAGAAGATATCCACGAACTCAGCTTATAATATTCGGAAGAATTGCTATTCATCTTATTTAAACTTTCAATCTTCCATAAAATGCTCTTCTTTGTTCTAATATTTATATCAGATGTCAGTATCTTAAAACGCATAGGGACATCATAAGTAATCGTGGTTTTTTCAATAATATCTTCATTATCTATTAGCTTCGTTTTATCGGCATCAGACAGAACATCAAAATATTTTTTCTCAACACTACTATATTTATTATAAAACCGATATGTTTTTTTATTAATAGGATGCTTACTCAGATTTAATACATTCCTATTCCTTTTTGTATTATTGTCATTCCCAGCATTCGTATTTAAAATAAGATATATCATTTGATTATTATTCTCTTCCTGATATTTATTAAAATAGTTATCAGGGTTATTGGGATTATCCTGATTATCCTGGTTATCGGGATTATCATTTATAATTTCATTCTGACAATCCCTATTACATACCTTTTCACAGTCCTTATTTATAATATATTCTTCGGTCTCCTCTATCTCTTCGGTATCCTCTATTTCTTCCGTGTCTTCGCTGGTCTCTTCGGTCTCTTCTTTATATTCGCTGTCCTCTGTATCTTCTGTTTGGGATTCTGAATCAGATTCGCGAGATTTCTCTTCTTTTTTAGTGTCTTCTTTTTTCATAATTTTATAATATATATAGATTATTCATAAGTATTTTTTATATATACTGGTTCTCATATTCATTTCCCCAGTAGTAATTTGTGGATACAGTTCTTACCACTCTATTAGTGTATAGTACGAAATATGTGAATAAGCATACAAATAGTATTACCATAATTAATATTAGTAAATCCAAATATTTATTATCAGTATATATATTTATCGTGTAAGAGCCTACCATTATTAATGCTAAAAATAGGACACAAACAATATAAATGTCGTAATTTTTATTTTCGTATTTTAGAACATCAACATTCATTTCAGAATCCGATTTTTTGCTATAAAGGACATCCTTCAAATATAATTTATCATTATATATATGTTTAGATATTGCAACGAGCTTTTCGTTATTACCTTTTAACGATTCGTTGATAATTGTAGGTATCGCTAATATTATCATTAACGTTAAATTCTTCGCATTTACTTCTAAAAAGTCCTTTACTTTATCTTTCTTTATTGTTTGTAGATCTGTATGACCTTCTAGCTTTATATCACCTGTTCCTGCAGTACCATCAGTTATTTTGCATTCATTGCTATTACATAATTCGTATCCTGATCCTGAATAGATACTACTCGCCGAACCCTGAGAAAAACCTTCTTCTATATATAATGTATTCATAATATAATAGCTCATATATAATATTATTATGACTGCAAGACACGCGAGTGTTATTGATTTAATTAGGGGCTTTTCAACATTGGCTACATTAATTATTACCAATATAGATATTATAACAGCAACAATGATTAAATATGATAGTACCTGGTTATATAATAGGTTATTGCGAGATTTATGTAATTCATACAAAGTCGTATTATTTTTAATTTTCGTTTTATACATATTTATATTTTCCTCAACGGTGTTGGTATTTGCTACTATAGCATTATAATCATTGTCAATATCCTTGCTTGTAATTTTAACTATATATACAGGATAGGGTTGAACTGTTTCTGAAGGTGTTTTTAATTTATCATATAAATCTTCTGGAATAGTATTATCTTGCACAAGTTCAATATCTATGCGTTTATTGGGGGGGCTTGCATTATCGTTGCGTTCGGAAAAATCTTGAACTTTAAAAGATGTTCCTTCAATGTTAATTCTATAACCATTATTAAAGGCATATATATTCCTATCATCAATATATTTCTTAATTGTATCATATTCGTCGGAGGGTGTTGAATATTCAAATACGCCACCTACAAATTTATCATTTACATTTGCATCGATACAAGTTATTTTAAAGGCCCTTTCTTTTGTTTTATAAGAACTAAAAAATTTAAAATTTGTAATTCCTAAAGAACTTGTAGAACTTTTAATGTTATTATTTTTTATATTATCTAATTCTTCCTGTATTAACACATCATATTTCCTAAAATATGATTCATTATCATGTTGATTACCTGAACTTTTTTTATATAAAATATAATTATATTTTGCCGCATCAGTATCGCCGGGCAATACATTTGAATTTAGTGTACAAGCAGCTGTTGAAGAAAAAGTAGCCTTACGATCATTTTTTACAAAATCATTTAGTGATATTATGCCACAATCAGTGCCTCCGGGGTCCTGTGATGAATTATTTAAAAAATTTTTTTCATAAGATATTGCGACGGCAGATAATTTATATCTATTGTTGTAAAATATATTTGCAGCTCTTATAGAAGCTAATAATAATGATTTATAACATAATATATATACGCGTAGATAATTTATTGTACTTGAAAAACGGTCCCTTTTAATATTTTTAATCATTTTTATAAAATTAAATATGTAATATATGTTTTGTTTATAATACGAATTGAGTGGATCAGCAGTCCCCTCTAAATTTGCAAAAGTACCTGTTATGCTAATAGGAGTTGTCGTTGTTAATTCTATTGGAACATAAGATATATCGACAGGTATAACAGTTGTTGATGAATCAACAACAGCATCAATTATTCCACTACTCAAACTTGGTAAAAGATTCTCTTGTGTCACAAAAGGAAACTCTCTTACACTAACTCCTACATTTCCATTTGACTCCGGAACTGGTATTGTTATATCTGAAGGAACAGGTATATTATCAGTAGCAATTGCTAATGAAGGACCTACTGTAATTGTAGGAGAACTACCACTTTTTACTGATGCGTCCGGATTAGTACCAGTTTTAGCAAAACCACTTACGCCACTACCGGAAGTGGTAAATACTATTTTCGGATTATTATCTTCGCTATTTTCAATTAAAGAACCAGCTTTAATTAAAGATGATGAACCGTATTTTATAGTTCCTGATATTTTCCCTGTAATTATCTTATAAGTATATGTAGCAGCTGCACCTGCTCTCGCAGCTGTGGTGATGATGCCTTCCGGATTTCTAACTTCTTGCGCAGGTTCTATTGCTGGTGTACTAGAGACATATTGTATATCTGAGCGAGGATGTATTTTTAAATTCTGAATAACAGAGTTGGTTTTTATAATTGCGCTAATTTTAGCACCGGTTAAAGAAACGCCGGTCATAGTTCCTGTAGATACTATAGGGGGTTTAGCAGATACCCCTGATTGTGTGGAATATATGGAAGAGCCATCAATACGTGAAAAATATTCTAAGTATCCAAAATAGTAATTACCACCGGAGATATATTTTAATTTATTATTAGCTGTAAATATAGGAGTATTCGCAGTTAAATATGTTGCTTTATTTGGATTTTGAATAGCAACAGAATCAATACCAACTATTTTAATATTATCGTTATGAAACATATTTTTTAAATCACCGATATATAAATATATACCTTCCGGAGGTGTATCATTATCAGATATCCCATTGTTTTTTATATAAATACCTCTCGGAAAACCCGGTGTGTGTTCTTCCTTCAATTTGGTATAAACAATATATATATTTATAGTAGTTGTAAACAGATTCAATATATCATTTTCATAAGATGTATAGCAATCTTGCAATGCTTCAATTATTTTAATAAATATTTCAATGGCATATTTTGAATATAATATATTTGTAATAGGATGTTCATCGGGCTCAATATCAGTTTTATCATTATTAATTTTAATAAAACACAAATGGTCTTTAGTTCCTGCAGTATTATCAGTAGTTATAATACTATCATTAGAGAATTTATAAGTAGACGTACTACATATTGTTTGATTGAATGTAGGATCTAATGTATTAGCTAATAAATTCCGTAAACTAATAGTTTGAGTATTTAAAGTTGTTAAGCCTTTACTTGCGCCTGCTTGGCTTGAAGTAGTTAATTTGTTTGTATATGTTATTGTAGCACTGTCTTCCGGCACAGTCGGAAATAATAAATTGTGATACGCTACAAAATCAGAACCAGAAGAAACGCTTACTTTTCCATCTTTTATTATCTTATACAAATCTTTTAAATGATCTATTAATACTGTGTATTGATTTAAATCAGTTCTTGTAATACTATTTGCCATTATTAATTTTTATATACTCTATTATTTTATAGATATAATATATTTATTTAAATATAACTTTATTTAAATACAAGATCTATAAGAAAATGATTCGCCGCTATTTTCATTATACCTATCTATTCTAACGATATCCCCGTGTTTCAATCCAATCCATTTGGCAATTGGGTCATTTTGTAGTATGACGTGCATATGCATTTTACTGCGAGCCAAATATTCTTTCATAAACTCTTTGACCTCTTCTTCGGTAAGTTTGGTATGTTTTGGGACATACTCGTGTTTTGTTGGATTAAACATCAATTGTTGGGAGCTAAAATATTGAAGGTGTCCGCCATTTTTTTGAAATATTTTATCGTATTTGTTAAGCTGAGATTTTACTGCAGTTGAGATAGATTCGTTGTTAAATACAAGGATTATATTATTTTTACCGCCGTATTTATTGGTAAAATCCTTAATATTATCACCGTCCTTTAATTTCTCTTTGAGCTCGTTTATTATATTTTTTCGCAGATTTTTAGAGAGAGCGTACAATATAGTCGTGTTTAATGTTTGAACATTAATAACAAGCTTGTCGGATTCAAAATCTTCTTTGCTAAGGGACAATAGTATCTCGTTGAAAGACGATACATCATCTCCGCGATTTACAAGCATATCCTCAATATTCCTATTAATAATCTCAATATCCATTAATTTATAATATTTGTCTTATTATTATATAATAATAAAAAAGTCAATTTTTAATTTATTTTAATTTATTATTTGTCGCATCTATATCTAGCATATCTTTCACAAGGCCTTCAATAACCTCTTGGGGTCTATATAGCTCTTTTTGCAGACATTAGAAGTATTATGTAATTCAAAAGAGGTAAGCTCCAAAGCCTTCTTAACAGGATTCTTTTCATTCCTATATTTATGTAAATATTTATTGAATAAATTATTAGCATTCCAAGTCCGCAAATCCTTAGTAGTTATATTAACCTTCAATTTACACATTAAATAATTATTAACATCATCTGCCGTTATGCGCCTATTGTTATATTTAAATATATATTCGGGACATTCGGGACATTCGGGACATTCGGGAGATGCTAGAATATCAAGTTTCGCCGAGAGATAAGCGTATATGTATTTATTTTTACAGATGGCCTGATTGCGTACGCCCTTTTTACCTATAAAATCAAAAGAAACTGTGTTATCATTTAATAGCTTGATATGTGAATAATTTAATGTAGTTATTCCGTACGATTTATTCTGCTTCTCGTATTTTATATTACCTATTCTGAATCCACACGATAATATTAATGTTATTATAATTGCTATAATTTTATTTTTTTCGTCAGACGATTTTAAATCTTTAGCAACCTGTTTTTTAATTTTAATAAAATGCTTATCAAATCTCTGTATCTTGTCGTATTTTTGCTCGTTCTGCTTTTCAATATGCTTGGAATTATATATTACCTGCTTTCTACCCTTGCTATCGTATCCATACGCTAATATTTTCTTATTATTTAATATTACTACATTATCATACGATGGAGGTATTTTGAACTTTTTAATTTTGTTTATAGTATCCTCATCTGTTATCTCTCTCCCTAAATCAGCTGTTCCCTCCTTACCTGTATTGTCAGGCTTGACGGGCTTGTCATGCTTATAGGGCTTGTGGGGCATATATTTATAATATTTAAATCCTGTAATATAGGTTCCGACCCTTTTTATTTTCATATGTTTATTTATTGTAAATAAATTATAATTATGATGTTGAAAAATGATATAAACATATAATTATATATGTATTCATAAACTGAATATATAATGGCAACGAAAAAAGCGACTCCTGTACCTCCTCAAGCCCTTACACAATCTCCTCAACCTACTGTTGATTCAAAAGCTCCTAAAAAGCAACCGGTATCTGCTAAATTGCCCGCAACTAAAACTGTGGCTACGGCATCTACGTCTCCTGCGGCTCCTGCGGCTACTGTTACACCCGTGTCTCTTACTCCTGCGAAGACAGATGATTCTGTTGTCCCGGGTGATGCTTCGGGAGCCGAAGTTGCCCCTGTAAAGGATAATGCCGTTTCAGTAATTATCGAGAAGGTAAATAATCTGTTTGCAAGCTTTAAAGAAGTTCAAAATCTCCTTAAGGTACTAAGCAAGGATTATGAGAAACAGCAAAAAATCATTGAGAAGGCTCAGAAAAAGCGCCAGAATGCTAAAAACTCTCCTTCCGGTTTTGCCAAGCCCAACAAAATATCTGATGAGCTTTGCGATTTCATCGGTGTTCCCCACGGAACTGAGAAATCTCGCACTGATATTACCCGCTTCATCAACTCTTATGTAAAGGAGCACAATCTAAACAAGCCTGAGAACAAGCGCTTTATTATCCCCGATGACAAGCTCAAAAAAATTCTAAATGTCGGCGATAAGGAGGATATCAACTATTTCATCCTACAAAAGCTTATCTCCCATCATTTCCCTCCTTCAGCAAGCAAACTCGCCGCATCTGTCTAAAGCCAAATGAGATAATACTATTCTACATTATTTTTTTTACGATATTTATAATATTTTTATAAAAATTGATATAAATGTTTAGCAACATATAATAACATCCCTCCTTCTTAAATTTACACTATGGAAATCCCTATTCAAGTCGCTGATATTGCCGTAGTCTATGATAATGACGACTATGATAATGATGGTAATCGTTATGATAGCAATCCTATTACTAAAACTGCAAATGGAGGAAATGCTTTTAAAAGTACAGGAAGCGCTATTGTAGATTATTTTATGCTATTTATGCGCGATTTGAGTATCTGTGATAGCTACGATCATCTTGAAAAATGCTGGAAGGAAGACCCAAAAAAAACTGTCGCAATTATCTTCAACGGTCGCGATAGATTGAATGGAAAAAAAGAGAAAAAGGTAGCTAACGATGCGATGCTTTGGCTGCGCAAAAATAAGTTTGAAACCTATATGTGCAATATCAAGCTATATGTTGAGAAATATGGTCGCTGGAAGGACATGCAATATATCAGCTATAATTTGAAAAACATTGACCACAAGATTGAAATGAATATTATTGCACAGAAATTGATTGACGATAAGATTAACTTGGATAATAATAAACCGGTATCTCTGTGTGCTAAGTGGGCACCCAGCGAGAATGATAGGAATGATAAGAGACGACAATTTGCAAAGAAAGTTGCTTCAATTATCTATGGGTGCAAAGATACTTATAAGATGTCAAAATATAGGAAGCAATATCTTGTTCCACTGAGAAAGCAAATAGATATCGTGGAATCTAAGATGTGTGATAATAAATGGGAGTTAATTAAGTATGAAAATATCCCAGGCGTTGCTTCTAATAAATTGAAAAAGGCATTTATTAAACATGATGAAGAAAGATATAAAAAATATTTGGGAGATGTTGCAGCTAATGTTAAGAAAATTAATGTTACGGGAATTCTTCCACACGAATTGGTAGGTGTATATATTAAAGATATGGAAAAATATAGTAAAGATGAGATGTGTCAGACTACAGAGATGCAATGGAAAGCAATTGTTGAGAATGTTAGGAAATCTGGCAATTTTGATAACGCGATTTCTATTGTTGATGTATCCGGTTCTATGTTTAACGCTAATAATGGAAGTATTCCTGCACAAGTAGCAATTGCTCTTGGTATTATCACTGCTCTTTGCTGTAAGGGAGATTTTGCTAACAAGATTATTACATTTAGCGAAAATCCTCAACTTGTAGATTTGATTACCGCGAACACATCCGAAAAGCCAAAAATTGAAAATGGCGACGCGAGCGAAGCAGGCGGCGCAGGCGAAGCAGACTCTTCGTGTGTATCCAATAATATTCCTTCGCTTCATGAATGTATTAAGAATATTACAGGAGTTAATTTCGGATTTAGTACAGATTTTCTAAAATGTAATCAGGAAATTATTAACTATGCCATTAAATACAATGTTCCTCAAGATAAAATGCCTAAAAAACTATTTGTATTTACTGACATGCAGTTTAATAGTGCTATTTCGCAGAGTCTTGAAAGTTATGAAAGTTATGGAAGTTTTGGAAGTTTTGAAGAGTATAGAAACAGTAGAAATAATACAAATGCTCTTGATACTGTATATAAAAGCATTGTTAAACTCTATGAAGCTAATAATTACAAGGCTCCCAAGTTTATATTCTGGAATCTCAATTCAGATAGCAAGGAGGTTTTCCCGGTTAATTGTGATACAGAAGGTACTGCTATTGTATCAGGATTCTCTGAGCAACTCCTCAAAATCTTTATGAATTATGACGAATTCAAACCAGAGTTTATCGTCAACGAGATTCTCGCGCCATATCTTGAAGATATCATTATTAACGACGATTAACGACGATTAACGACGATTAACGACGATTATATTAGATATAGGTGTAAGAGTTTTATGATATATATATTATTTATTTTTTCATTGTATTATATGAATATTATGAAAGATGCAAAATACATTACCAATAAATTTTATATTGTAAATATTGTGAGATTTTTAGAGTGAAAATGACATCATTATATGTATCAAAGATTTTATATAATATAATATTATCTGTAAAAAATAATTATAAATTGAAAAATGAAAAGATTGTATTATGGATATCACGGCGATGGCGCGGATATCATATTTAATTGGAATAAGCAAGGCCGCCCATACCAGACAATATTCTGAGAACATTATAATTGACCGCGAAGATGTGGATAGTGCCGGTAATTCTAGAGGATAGAGATAGGACGGCAGTGTCAATACGGGACATATTGAGGGTGCCACTTGGTTGATGTTCTTCGGGTTTTAGGGCAAAGGAATACACGTTGATGCCTTTGTGGTACATATCAGGGGTATTCTCGTGGTGTTGGTAGGGTTGGACTAACGAGAAATATTCGCCTTGTCTGGTGGCGAAGCGATCATTGCCGTTAAGCATTATTTTTGCCTGCATTACAGGGTTCTTAGAGACTACATAGTTATTGAAAGTGCTGTTATCATCAACATCAAAATCTTTTTCAGCAGTTGAAAAGTTATTCCAATATACTTTGTTTGCATCAGTTGAACTTTTGATAGCCCATACAAGTTCTTTGCAGGGATGATTGAAGTTCATACGTAAGCTTTTCATAGAATCGGGATTTGAACCAGAAGAAGTTATAGTGTCGGTACCGGTGAATTGTAGCTGTTCTATTAAATATTCGTGGGATAATTGAGCGAATCTTCGGCGTTCATCGGTATCTAAGAATATGTAATCAACCCATAAAGTGGGATCTTCAAGTGTAAGAGATGAAGAAGATGTTTCATATGTATCGTTTTTAACAACACCATTAGCTACATCATTCTCTATGCAATAATTTTTTACACTGACATCGCGAAGATTGGAGACAGATTCGTATTCTATGTTAATTTTAACTTCGTGATATTGAAGGGCGATTAAAGGAAGTGCCAAGCCTACATTACGACAGAACCAGAACTCTAAGGGAACATATAATTCATATGATTTAGTCGCCGGTAATTTAGTACAGCAGTTCTCCACGTTGGCACCAATCATTTTATAGTAGCCTTCGCGCTTGCCATAAGGTAGCGAAAGTTCATTCCAGATGTAAAGCCATTCCGAATAATGTTTATCTATGCGTTGTCCACCAATTTCTAATTCTACGGTTTTCAATAACTTTTGGCCGACATTTGGAACTAAAGCCATATCTACGGAAGGGTGAGCATTTTTTAATTTTCCGTAGAAATACACTCTGTGTATTAAATCACCGTTGCGAGTAATTTGATAGGTGGCGCGAGATCCTAGCGAATTACTTCCCGAAGCGGTTTGTTGGATAGCTTCAATAGCGAAGTTAGTATGACGACGATAAACTACTTTGAAAAAGGTAATTTGAGGATTACCGGTTAAATAAACATCCTGAGCACCATAAGCTACTAATTGAAGAAGACCACCACCCATTTACGCTATATTCTTTATACTATTAGAGGAGAAAAAAAAAAGGAACTTTATAGCAATTTAACAACATATATAAATAAATATATAATATAATTTAATTGGAATAAGCAAGGCCGCCCATACCAGACAATATACGAAGTACATTATAATTTACAGCATAAACGTGAAGATTCTTTGAATAAGTATTAGTCGTTGCGTAGCTACCAGTTTGGTCAATCTCTAAATTGAGAACAGCGGTATCAATACGAGACATATTGAGAGTGCCACTTGGCTGGTGCTCTTCCGGTTTTAGGGCGAAGGAATACACGTTGATGCCGGGGTTGGAGGGGATATTTTCGTGATGTTGGTAAGGTTGTATTAAATTGAAATATGAGCCTGGTCTTGCAGCAAAGCGATCATTACCGTTTAATACAAGTTTGGCAGATTTTATAGGATTAGTTGAAGTAATTGCGCTTGTAGGATTATATAATACCGAAGAAGTTGCACCATAGCTATTAACAGCACTTGAATAATTAACCCAGTTATTATTAATTACGTGCTTTTCATCAGCAGTAGAGGTGTGATCGGAAGAGCAGAACCAGACTAATTCTTTGCAAGGGTGATTGAAAGATAATTTAGGTTTAATGGCTGCAGCAGCAGATACACTTTCAGTACCGGTGAATTGTAGCTGTTCTATTAAATATTCGTGGGATAATTGAGCGAATCTTCTGCGTTCATCGGTATCTAAGAAGATGTAATCAACCCATAATGAAACAGATGAATCAGAAGAGAGGGGATTGATTGCATTAGCAGTACCTCTGCAATTCTCATTTGTTTCAAAGAGGATGTTTATTTTAACTTCGTGATATTGTAGAGCGATTAAAGGAAGTGCTAAACCTACGTTGCGGCAGAACCAAAACTCTAAGGGGATATATAGATTAGCTCCAACAGTAGCAGAGGTTCCTATTGTCGTGAGCATATTATTAGCACCTACCATCTTTTTATAGGCATCTTTCTTTGATATGGGAAGCGAGAGTTCATTCCATACATACATCCAGTGAGAATAATGCTTGTCTATCTTTTGACCACCGATTTCAATTTCTACATAGTTTATTAAACGGAGACCGAAATAAGGACATACATTAGCACCCGAATAATAATTAACAACAGATAAATACATACGGTGTATTAAATCGCCATTACGAGATATTTGGCAGGTTACACGATTGCCAAAGTTGGGAGTTCCGTTAAAAGTTTGTTGGATAGCTTCAATAGCAAAGTTAGTATGACGACGATAAACTACTTTGAAAAAGGTAATTTGCGGATTACCGGTTAAATAAACATCCTGAGCACCATAAGCTACTAATTGAAGAAGACCACCACCCATTTACGCTATATTCTTTATACTATTAGAGGAGAAAAAAAAAAGGAAATTATATAACACGACTCTTTTATAATTTTTATTATAGTTGATATCTTTATTATATTTTTAATTGGAATAAGCAAGGCCGCCCATACCTGATAATATACGAAGGACGTTGTAATTGACCGCGTATATATTGATGCCTTGGTATGTTAGACCAGTATCAGCAGGATTAGCAGCATTAACCATCAAAGTTGCAGTGTCAATACGAGACATATTGAGGGTGCCGCTCGGTTGGTGATCTTCGGGTTTTAGGGCAAACGAATACACATTTATAGAATTATGTACGGGAACGTTGGTGTGATGCTGGAAGGGCTGAACATAATTGAAATAATCGCCTTCTCTTACAGCAAAACGATCGTTGCCGTTTAATTGGAGGATGGCATTAATAAAAGGGTTGTTATTTGTCGGGGGTTTGACATCGGATATAACTAAATAGTTTGATGTACGTTGTCCTCCCGCATCAGCAGAACCGCCAAACGCTAATTTATATGAGTCATAATTTTCAACATTATCCTTATTGGTGTAATCATACCATCTGGTTTTATTAACTGTCGTGGTTGTTTTTGCGACCCATACAAGTTCTTTGCAAGGGTGATTGAAGTTGAGCTTGATTCTGTTGGTGCCGGGAACTAGGGGTTCAGTGCCGGTGAATTGTAGCTGTTCTATTAAATATTCGTGGGATAATTGAGCGAATCTTCGGCGTTCATCGGTATCTAAGAAGATATAATCAGCCCATAAAGAGATATTTTTAATAGGTTCAAAATCGTCTAATGAGCCGGTGCCAACAGATATGCAGTTGGCCTTAATTTCAAAATCTATTTTTACTTTGACTTCGTGATATTGAAGAGCGATTAAAGGCAGTGCAAGACCTACATTTCGGCAAAACCAGAACTCGAAGGGAATATATAGAGTTGTGTCAGTTATAGCTGAATTAACAAAGCCGCCGCCTAATATATCTTTGTCGGCACCGACCATAGTATCATATGCATAGCGTTTGCCGATAGGAAGAGATAATTCGTTCCAGATGTAAAGCCAATCAGAATAATGCTTATCTATTTGTTGGCCACCAATTTCAATAACAACGGATTTTATTAAGCGCAACCCGAGATAATTTTGGTATGTGCTGGTAGTTGGGGTAGTGAGATTTTTCTTTTTAGGGACATCAACCTGTAAATACATACGGTTTATTAAATCGCCGTTGCGTGATATTTGGCAGGTTACAGTATTACCGTAACCGGCATTACCGTTGAAAGTTTGTTGGATAGCTTCAATAGCAAAGTTAGTATGACGACGATAAACTACTTTGAAAAAGGTAATTTGCGGATTACCAGTTAAATAAACATCCTGAGCACCATAAGCTACTAATTGAAGAAGACCACCACCCATTTACGCTATATTCTTTATACTATTAGAGGAGAAAAAAATATAGATTATATGACACAAAAATTATTTTTATTATATAAACCTTAATATTTATAATTCAAATATAATGATGTTTAAAGAGAAGTCATCTAAAAAAAAAATAACAACAGATATAAATGAAACTGTTACTTTGGACGCGATGCATAATAATATGATAAAGGATTTTGAGAAGAGCGATAAGGAAAAGATATACTATCTTGAAAAACTCAGTTATTGCGAAGAAAAGAAAATGGAGATATTAAAAAGTATAAATAGTACGGCCGATAAAGAACTTAATAGTCGGCTTTGGTTCAGTAATATAGAGTTGAACGAACAGATAATAGATATTAAAAGTAAATTGAATGAACTAAATAATTTAGATGAAATAGAGTATTACAAGAATACTAGCGATATATTATTTCAATATTACGATACCGTAAATAAGCAATCGGATATTAATCAAAATATAAATTTTGTAAAAGAGTCCTTTAATAAACCAAAGATATATAAGAAGGAATCCAAAAAAAAGCGAAATATGAGCATAAATACTAACACGATTAATGTATTAGAAGCTCTTAATAACATAGATAATAAGAAGCTTGTAAAAGAAAATAAATGTGCTGATAGCGATAAAACGGAGGCCAATAAAATTAAGGGGGAAATTAATGAGAATGATAATAGCAAGGTATATGACAAGAGTACCTTGGTAGATAAATACATGGCTATAATAAACAATAGATATGTCAGAACAGTTGAGGACGAAAACATAGAGATATGTAAGGTTTGTAAAAATAGTATGACTTGCCTCCAACACGATGCAATAATTGTATGTAGTATCTGTGGATATCAGGAGCTTCTCTTAGTAGAGCAAAATAGACCGATATTAAAGCAGAATACGAAGGATACATCGCATTTTTGTTATAAGAGGATTAATCATTTTAGGGAGTGGTGCAATCAGGTTCAGGGAAAAGAGAGTACGGATATACCTGACGAAATATTTGAAAAGATTTTAACGGAAATTAAGAAAGAGAAAATAACTGACTTGAAAAAAATAACCTATTTAAAAATGAGGGATATTCTTAAAAGATTGAGAATAAACAAGTATTACGAGCATATCAATTATATTATAAACAGAATTAACGGAATACCTACGCCGCAATTCAGTCCTGAATTAGAGGATAAGCTATGTAATATGTTCAGAAGCATCCAAGCGCCTTTTTTGAAACATTGTCCGAAAGATAGAAAGAATTTTTTGTCATATAGCTATGTTCTCTATAAGTTCTTTCAGATACTCGGGCTCAACGAATACCTCAAATATTTTCCATTATTGAAAAGCAGAGAAAAGCTCTATGTTCAGGATCAGATATGGAAAAAGATATGCGTAGATTTAAACTACGAAATAATACCATCATTATAAACTGCTTACCGCGACTGCTGGAATATATTTAAAATCCGCAAATATTCCAGAAGACAAGTATACCGACAATAGGCTGACGATAGGCTGACGATAGGCTGACGATA